GGTAACAATTCTTCTCAAGGCCTGTTCTCTCTTTTGTGCAATTTGATTGGCATCCATATAATCAAGATCTCCCATTTCTTCTGCACCATAAGTTGCAATATCCTCATAACTATCAAGAAGAATTAAATTTTTTAAGATCTTAATTTTAGTATAACCATCAGCAACATTCCATGCCTCTGTTCCCAAAGAAATTGCAGCATCACTCTCTCCTTCTTTTATAAATCCTTTAACCCCTTTTTTTGATTTGGACATCATAATTATTGTTTTTACATATTTATAAACTTTGTGTGAGATTTTAACTAAAATATTCCTCATAAAAACATTTATAAACATCTTATGTATTAGTTATGTATGGAGGGATTTCATAAAAGAGGATGGCTCAAAAACTATCTGCACAATTAGATCAGAGGCAAACAAGAACTGAAATATTAAGAGAAAGATTTGCCAGACAAAAACAAGATAAAGATTTCCAGAGATTGCAACAAAAAGCACAGCAAACTCAAGAAACTGAATTTTCAAACATTACTTCTGTTCAAGAATACTCTGAAAAATATCAATCATTAGATCCTGCAATTCAACCATTCTTCCAAACTCCTCAAGAAGTGCAGCAACAAAAAACAGAAAGGATCTCTGAAACAAAATTAAGAGTTCAAGATCAAGGATCTTATGTGGATCAACAAAAACAAATTAGCAAAGAAAAATTAAATAAGAATTTGACAAGTGTTCAAAAAGATTGGGATTGGGCAAGACAGAAAAAATCAATTCATGGATCAGAATGGTATGATGATCAATCAAGGGATTTAAAAGAAAGAAAAAGAGAGGCAGAAAATGAATTTGAGGAAGAGCAAAAATATTGGGAAGGTTATAAAAAAGGATTATCAGAAGGGCAAGGGCAAATTAATCAAGGAAAAGATTTAAGTTATCAGGATATTGTTGATTATTCAAAAAATCTTGGAAATTTTGAAAGAGATAAAGCAAGAGCATCAAATCAACAGAGATCCTTTGAAAGAACAAGACAGCAGAAAATTGATGATCTTATTGAACAAGGTTATCAACCACAATTAATCCAACAATTTGATAAAGGAAAATTAGAAAAAACAACTATTTCTTTTTACAATCCAGAAACTCAAAAGTATGCAAAAGTTAAACAAATTGAATTAAAAACAAAAGGAACTTATGGATTAGAGCCATCAACTCTTGGATCAACAAGAGTGAAACAAAGCATTGTTATCAGAGGCAAGACCTTTCAATTTGAAACAACTGAAAAATTATATAAAACTCCTTCTGGAAAATTAACAACACCTTTTGGAGATCTTGGAGTGACAGAAGAGAGTGTATTGAAAGAAAGAGATCAACGACAAAAACAATATGAAAAAGGACAATCAATAAAAGCAAAAAAATATCTTCAAGATTTTGGAAAGGATTTTGGAGGCAATGAAGTTGAAAGAGGAATTTTGAGCAAAACTTATGATGCTTTGAAAACAATTTATGTTGCATCTCCATTTGGTGTTTGGAGTGGTGTTGAAAGAAAAGAAGATATTAAAAGAAAATATATTGAATTTGATCCATCTTTTTTAAAAATTGGAGGGATAAACATTTTAACAATGGGAGGAGAGGATGCTTATAAATTAGTCACAGCAGAAAGAGAAGAAAGGATCAAAGGAGAAGAACAAATCAAATTAATCAATCTTCTTGCAGAAAAAACAGAAGATGCACCAGAGGATCTTCAATATTTTGTGCAGCAAGAAGGAATGGATTTATTAAAAACAAAAGGGATCACTACAAAAGAAGAAGAGGGAAAAATTATATTTTTTAGTAAGGAATTAGAACAAAAAGTTTCATTTGCAGGATCTGAAATTGTAAAAGATCAACCTCTTCCTGTAAAAATTAGTAAGGGAGTTTTATTTGGAGGAATTAAAGCAGGAGAATTTTTTATTGGAGGGAAAGGAATTGGAAAAGTTGCAGGAACTCTTGTAAAACCAATCAAATATGTTTTCAAAGGATCAAAATTTGCAGGATCTTCAACACCTGCTGTTTTGTTAAGAGGCACTGTGAAAGGAGGAGTTGTCGTTGGAGTTGGTGGCCTTTATACAGTGGGCAAAGTCAAGCAATATGGTTATTATAAAGATCTTTATGGAGAGGCAGGGAAGGAAGTTTTTGCAGTTGAAACAGCAGGAGAACTTGTTGGAATTTCTGCATTAGTGAGAGGGAGTATTGTGCAAAGACGACAATCAATTAAACTTCAACAAAAACAAATAAAAATCAATTATGTTAAACAGCAAAGAGCAGCAGAATTAAAAAATATAAGAGATTTTGGCCAATACACAAGAAGAGCAAAATTAAGTTATAAACAAGTTGGAAAAGGAAAGCAAGTTTTAACAGACAGACAGATCAAATCACTTGCAAAAGAATATTCAAAGATCACAGAAGTTTCAGATATTAAAAAAACAGTGAAGATGATCAAGGAACAAGGAATTTATAAACAAACTCTTGCAATAAAATCCAATGTGCCTTCTTATGAAAGATTATTAAAATATATCAGAACAGGAAAAGCACCAAAGACAACAACTCAATATTATGAAACAGGAAGATATGGTTTATTCGGAACAATGAAAACTCCAAAGGCCTCTGGAGAGATCGCAATTGATTTCACAGCAAGAGGATCAAGAGTGAGCAATGTTATTTTAAAATTAACAAGATCAGAAGGAAAATTTGCAGTAACAAATGTTTTTGAAAAAACAAGATACTCTCCAAAATCACCATTAAAAGAATTAAGATTAAAACAAATAATATTAACAAAGATCACGAAAGTTCAACAAGCAAAAAAAGGAGAGGCGATCTTAAAAGCATTCAATCTTGAAAATAGATTATTAAAAACATTTCCTTATGGAAAAGAAAGATTGACTTTCAAAGAGGCCTTTAAAATTGGTAAATTAAAATATTCTGAAAAAGATCTTTTAAATTATTGGAAAAAAGTCGGAAGAGTTGGAAAGATCTCTCAATTTGAAAACATCAGAGTTGAAACTCCAATCTATAAAGATATTTACAAAGATAAAACATTAAAAATATTAATGAAAGAAGAAGGTGCATTTTTATCTGGCCAAGCAGGAAGAGGCAAACCTTTTCTTCCAACAAAGAACATTGAAATTAAGAATATTTTAAAGAACTTGAAAACAAAAAAGATCCTTATAGAATTAGAAGGATCTCAATTTAAGGTGAAATCTGGATCACAAACAATTGCAGGATCTTCAACAAAAAATGTTGGAAAGGCAGTTGAACAGATTTTAAAATCAAAGTCAGAAACAAAATTAATAAAACAAACAGAGATTTCTAAAACAATCACTTCATTTGATAAGATTAGAGTTGTGGAAAAACTATCTGCAATTCCAAAAATATCAACAAGACAAACCTCTGCACAACTTTCTGCACTTCTTTCTGGATCTGTTTTGAAACAAAAAGGCAGATCAAAATTAAAACAACAATTAAGACAAAAACAACAATTAAAACAAGAAAGTCAATTGAAAGATATGTTGAAACAAGAATTAAGATTGAGGCAGGTCACACAACAAAAACAACAATTAAGACAAAAATCTATTTCACAATTAACATCACAATTAATGGGATCTCCAATAAGAACTCCAACCATTGCAGAAATCAAAACACCAATATCACCAAAGATTGTGCTACCTCCATTTGCAACAGGAAGAGGAAAATTGAAAAAATTGATTAAACAAAAGAGGCCAAGAAAGAAAAAACCAGATGCAATTTATTATCTTCCAGATTTCACATCAAGAGCAATTGGTTTTGATCCAATTGATATAAAATCTGTTGAACAAGCAATGAAATTGTTAAGGAAGAAACAGACAGGCCTTGAGATCAGGAGAGGAGTAAAATTGAGGTTGCCACAATGAATGATAAAATTTCACCAAATGACAGATCAGAATTAATTGCAAAAGGATTTTCAGATCAAGAGATCAATAAGGCACTTCAAGAATTAGACACAGAGGAAATGCAGAAATCTTATGATCAAACTCAACAAAGCAAAACATTAGATCCAAGAAAAAACTCCCAACATTCTGCATTCACCACAAGGCAAGATCAAGACATTGTTAAATATCAATTAGAATTAAATGATATTCTTGAGAGAGCAGAACACATCTTGAGAGGTGATGTTCCAAAATTTAAGAGTGGCCACTTAATATGGGAGGAAACCAAAAATCCAGAGGATAACACTTTGAATGAAAAAGGCATCCAAGAACTTATGAAAAATCTTGCAATGTATATAAACAGAAACACAATTTTAGCAGATTATGGTGATGAAGAAATTAACCTTAAAGTTTATGATTTTGGAAAGGCCTTGAACAGATTAATTTTTATGAAGGCAGAAGAATTTGGGATCAACACCGAAGAAAAAAGAAAGAATTATCCAATGTTAGTTTTACAAATAAAAGACATGGTGCATTCTGCTTATGCAAGAGCAAAGGATGGAGGAGAGAGAAGATCCTTAAGAGAGATGATCCAAATCCAACAATCAACAAACACTCAAGGATTTCAGCAAGGAGGGATGCAAGGAGGAATGCCAATGCAAAGACCGAGAGGGGTTTTAAATCCAATGAGATATGTGATGGGGAGATACAAATGAAAAGAACATTAATAATAATCGGCTTAACGATTATCTTATTATCTTTTATTTCAGCAGTTCCTCCATTCCAACAATCAGAGTGTCCAGAGGGATTGACAATTCAATATCCTCCAATGGATCTTCATGAAGAAGATCAATATTACATATTTAATTTTCATGTTTTCAATTCAACAAATGGTCTTTCATTAACAAATAACACAGTTGATTGCACTTTTCATTTATATAATTCATCTGGGATTGAAATATTTGCAAACGATAATCTTGCTTATACTCTTGATGGGGATTTTTATCAAGAAATATTGGGTGCAAATTTCTCTGTGAGTGATCCTTATTCTTATATTACTCAATGCAATTCATCATCAGCAGGAGGATATGTAGCAGTTGGTTTTCAAGTCACACCAAATGGAGAAGAGGCAACTGTTGGAAAGGCAGTGTTTTATATTGGCCTATTATTTTTATTGATTGTTTTCTTAACAATTGCAATTTATGGATTTATAAGTTCAGATCAGATATGGCAGAGAGCAGGAGGAATTGGATCAATCTATCTTCTTTTAATAGCCATCAGTTTTTTATCATGGAACATGGCAGCAGATTTCTTGACAAGTTCAGCATTCTTAATCACATTCTTGAGAATAATGTTTTTAGTTTTAATAATTGGACTTTTCCCTTTCTTAATAATTTTATTTGCTTATGGAGTTTATATGGCAATCACAACAGAAGAAATTGAAAAGATGATGGAAAAAGGAGTGAGTTTTGATGAGGCATCTTCAAGAGTTAAATCAAAGAGGAAAATCAAATGGTAAAAGCAAGAGTGCCAATTCAATCATCACCTGCATTATTGAAGAGATTAAAGGACTTACAAAATAAATTAATGAGAGAAGGCCATATAATAAGCATCAGAGATCTCACAGATGAGATTGCAATCTCTGGAACAATTGAAGAAATTGAAAACAAGTTGTTAAAAAACAAGATCAATGGAGATATAAAACTCAACTTTGACAGGAGAAAAAAATGAGAAGGTCATTATTAGAAAATAAACAAGGAGGTTTCACAGATCTTTTCCTTGTGATCATATTCGCATTTATCATTTTGGTTGTTTCTGGAGTGATGATTTATGTTGGAAATCTTGCAGAAGATGAACTCCATGAAAAGATGGATGACATGGATATTGGAGGAGAAGATCAAAATGTTTCTCAAATAATTGACGACACAATGGGAAAAGTAAATCAATCTTATGCTCTTCTTTCATGGCTTACTGTAATGATAATCTTTGGGATGGTCTTTGGAGTTTTCTTTGGATCTTATAAAGTGCGAACACAACCAATTTATTTCATTCCTTATTTGCTACTGACTTTTATTGCAATAATTGTTTCAGTTGGTGTTGCAAATTCTTATGAGGAAATGATTGCATTTGATCAATTAAGTTCATCCTTTGCAACATTAACAGGAGGAAATTATTTTATGCTGCATCTTCCAATGTTCATTGGGATAATTGGAGTTGTTGGAGGGATTATTATGTTTATTTCATGGGCGACAAGGGAAGAAACAATTGGAGGTTATGGATGATGATGAAAAAAATATTGATGATGATGATGATTGGGATCTTTATGATCTCAATAGCAAGTGCCTTTGAATTTGATAATATAAAAACTTATGATGAAAAAACAAAAATTGTTATTATTGAAAATGCTTTTGGACTTGGAGATACTGTTGCTGAAATTAAACTCATTTCTGATTTAGATAATAAAGTTGGATTAGGTTATCAAAAAGTTGCTGAATTTGATTTAATATATTACTTGGATGATAATGGAGGGATGGACTTGATGGAGTTTTATAATCTTAATGACAAAATGAAAGAAATTGATGTTGAAATTGAGTATAAAATTAAAGGAACTGAAGAATTTAGTGTTGATGATTATGAAAGAAAGATAACAGGAAAAACAATTAATGGAACAGACATCTATGAAAATATAAAAGTTGGAAGTCATATTGCAGAAAGAGTTATTTGGAATGATTTTAATGAAAAAGATATGATTAAAGGCGAAAATTATATTATTGGAATATTCACAAATACAAAAGAGGGAGATTATATTGAATGGATACCAACATATTATGGAGTTAAAATTAATGAATGGGCTTATTGGACAGCAGGGTTAGATACAGATCTTGTTGCTTATTATAAATTGGATGGAGATGCTATGGAAGAAGTTAATGGATATGATGGAGTTAATCAAAGTGCAATTTATAATACAACTGCCTTAATTGGGGAAGCATTAACAGGAGGATATATAGAAATAGCAGACCAGAATGACTTTGATTTTTCAGATGAATTTTCTATTAGTATATGGGTTAGAACTCCCGATACTCCTGTAAGTGATGTTATAATTGCAAAACAAGAGGGGGATGTTACAGGGGCTAATCTTTGGTTTATTGATTATGGTGTTGCTGCTAATTTAGTTAGGTTTTACCAATATGATGCTTCAGGAGTAATTGTTAGTAGCACAGCAGATAATTTAAGTGATGGAACATATCATCATATTGTTATTACAAGAGATGGAAGCAGTGATTGGATTTTATATGTAGATAATGTTTCAAGAGATACAGGAAATCATGCACAAGATTATACAAGCACTGACCAAATAGAAATTAATGCTAAAAGTGATGGTGAAAATCCGGGTTATAATTATATAGATGAAATAGGAATATGGAAAGGAAGGGCATTAAGTGTTGATGAGATTAGTTTATTATTTGAAGCACCTCCTTATGGAGATTATGCACCTGTAGATAATCCTCCAACAGTAATCTTAAATCTTCCTGCAAATAATACAAATTCAACATCTCCAACAATCACTTTCAATTGTAATGCTTATGATAATAGTGGAATAATAAATAATTCTTTATATATTAATGGAATTTTAAATGCAACAAATTCTTCTGGAATTAATAACACAAATTACACATGGACAAGAACACTTGCAGATGGAAATTATAATTGGACTTGTGAGGCATTTGATGATTTAAACCAAAGCACAACAGCAGGTGAGTTTTTCTTTGCAATTAATACAACACCTTTTATTGAATTTGTTGCACCAACTTATGCAAATGCAACAAATTTAACAACAAATTATATTCCTGCAAATATTAGTTTAACAGAAACTTACTTTGCAAATTTAACAATTTATTTATATAATTCAAGTGGATTATTTCAAAGTGTAACTTTTACAAATTCCACAAGATTTTATAATTTCACTTCTTGTCTTTGCGATAATTATTATTTAAATGCAACTATCTGGACAACAACAGGACAAAGCAATTCAACAGAAACAAGAGAATATATTATTGATAGAACTGCACCAACAACAAATTTAATTTATCCAACTGCAACAAATTATTCAACACTTCAAACAGAATTAAATTATTCAATTAGTGATACTCATCTGGATGCTTGTTGGTATTCTACAAATGCAACTATTAATATCACAGCAAACTGCACAGGAAACATGACAGGAGTTTTATCTGTTCAAGGATCAAACACATGGACAATTTATGCAAATGATACTTTTGGGAATGAAAATGAAAGTTCAGTGACTTTTATTGTTGATAGTGTCAATCCATCAGTAGATTTAATTTATCCAACTGCAACAAATTATTCAACACTTCAAACAGAATTAAATTTTAGTGCAAGTGATACTCATCTGGATGCTTGTTGGTATTCTACAAATGCAACTGCGAATATTACAACATCTTGTTCAACAAATATAACAGGAGTTTTATCTGTTCAAGGATCAAACACATGGACAATTTATGCAAATGATACTTTTGGGAATGAAAATGAAAGTTCAGTGACTTTTATTGTTGATAGTATTGATCCATCATTAAGTGCAGCAAATAATCTCACAGATTTAATCACAACCACTCTTCCAATAAGTAGTGTTTGGAATTATACTGTTGAAGATCCACATATAGATAGTTGTTATTACAACACTTCTGACAATGCCACTTATACTATTGAAACTTGTAATTCTTCAATAACAACAAATTGGACAACATCAGGATTAAAGACAATTCAATTCTGTGCAAATGATACTTTTGGATTTGAAACTTGCAACACAACTTCAATTTATGTTTATCTTATCTCATATAATCAAAGTGACAATAAAGATCCAATTGGAGAAGGCGACACAGCAATATTTTATTTCAATTTAAGTGTGAGTGGATCAACTCCAACAATGTCTGCAAGTTTAAATTTTAATGGCACAAGTTATTCTCCAGACAGCATCACCACAGGATCAACTTATCAATTTTCAAGATCATTGATCATGCAAAATGGATGGGGAAATTCAACAGGAAATATATTGGATTGGAATTGGACTTATAACATCACAGGAATTGCAACAGATCAAACAACATCAAAAGAAAACATCACTGTTTATGAAGTGGTCATTGATAATTGTTCTGTCTATGGAGAAGTAATTTTAAACATAAGTTTAAAGGATGAAGAGGCAAACACATTCATCACAAATGGATCAAATAGTTTAATTGAAATTGATCTTGATATTACAAGTTTATCAGATAGCAGTATTTATTGGGAATATTCAAAAACATGGAGTGATGATATTGATGGGATTGTTCAAGTTTGTGTGCCTTCTGGATTATTAAACAATTCAGAATATCAAATTGATTTCACAATTGGATATAAAGTGGATAATTATGTGCAAGAGTTCTTTTTCCTTGATCAAGGAGAATTAAACAATTCAGATGATTTTAATAGTTTAACAACAAAACAGATCACTCTTTATGATCTTAATGTATCAGACAGCACAACATTTTTATTCAAATTTTATGATGATGATCATCTTGAAGTGCCAAATGCAATTGTTCATGTTTTCAGGAAATATATTGGAGATGGAATTTTCAGAGAAGTTGAAAGAGGAAAAGAAGATGATAATGGTGAAACTCATGTGCATCTTGTTGAGGAGGATGTGATTTATTATTTTAAGATCTCTTTGGATGGTGTTGATTTATTCACAAGTTCAACTTACAATGCAAAATGTTTGGACACTCCTTGCCAGATTGAATTGGAGGCCTCTGGAGAGTTTGAAGAATTTAATCTCACAGATTGGGATCTCATGGAAGATGGCACATATTCTGTGACAAATGATCCTGCAACAAGAATTGTAAGTTTAACTTTTTCAAAAAATGATCCTGCATTCATGAATTTAACTGTTTATAAATATTCAAATGATCCAGACGAGATCTCATTAATTGGAACAGACAGTGCTTATGCAACAGGAGGAACATTGAGTGTGACAGTGCCACAAGTTGCAGGAAACACAACATTCTTTGCAGTTGTGCATTTGGATAATGAGCAGATCACAAGTGAATGGGTGCAATTTGAAGAGAGTGGATCAACATATTTCTCTGGAATTGGATTGAGCATGGCAGTATTAATGATTATCTTATTTGTTTTGATGGGTGCAACAGAAGGAATTGGTGCAGTAATTCTTGGAGTATTTGGTTTTATTGTCACAGGATCATTAAAATTAATTAACCTTGATTATTATGCTCTGGTTGGTTTGTGTTGTGCAGCAGCAATCATTGTGATTAAATTAGTTAAGAGGAGGAGAGGATGAGATCTTTATTAAAAAACAAACGAGGAGGCACAGATGTTTTCAAAGGATATATTTTTGGATTTATTCTTTTAACATTGTTCAGTTTCTTGATAATAAGTTTCACTGTTGATTTTGCAGAAGATAATGATAAAGAAACAACTGCATTTGAAGAAGGTGCATTTTCACTTGATCCTTATGAAGATGTTTTGGATAGTGTTGAAACAGATGCTGAAAACTTTAGAGAAAGATTTGAAAAAGGATCAATCTGGAGTATAGTTGCAGGAATTGTTGTTGAAGGGATCTTTGGGATCGGAGTTGATATGGTTAGTATGATCTTAACTCCATTCACACTTTTTGCTCAAATATTAATAAATGTGTTTCATGTGCCATTAATAGTCACAAGTGTTCTGCTTGGATTGATTATTCTTGGAATAATCTTTGGCTTGTGGGCATTACTTAAAAAAGGAGATTAAAAAGATGTCGTATAAATCACCAACAGAGATCAATTGGAGTAAAGGATTTGATGGAGGAGTATCATATATCAATGAAGTTTCTCCTTATGTCATGAACTTTATATTGATAGGAGTTTATATCTTTGTGCTTTGGGCATTCTCAAAAAAGCAGGATGATTTCATTGGAGGTCTTGCTGTTGCAGGTTTCAGCATTTTCCTTGTTGGTTTGATCATGTGGATTGCAGGATGGGTTTCTTGGATCACATTTTCATTCTGTCTTGGTGCAGTGATCATTGGAGTTGCAGCAATTCTTATTGATGGAAAATAATTGGATACACTGTATCCACTTTTTAAACTGTATCCACTATTATTTAAACTCTTTTTGTGTGAATTTATTATGCGAGTGAAAACTCAAAAGATGAGATTTAATCTCATGAGAAAAGAGGAGAGATTATCTCCATTTGTAAGGGGGTTTTTTTAATAATGAGAAAAGATCTTTTAAAATCGCTTAAGAAAGACAGAGGTGTTGCAGGAACAACAGTTTTTCTTGGATTAATTGTATCGCTTTTTGTGATTGGTTTGCTTGTCATGATTTTTGCATTAATGGGTGGATCACTTCAAGATGCAACAGATGACACAACAGCAATTGAAGTAATCAATGATACAACAGTTGCGATTTCTTCTGCCACTGACTTCTTTGATCTGTTTATTGTAATTGGTGCAATGGTCGTGTTAATTTTATTAACAGTGATCATAATCGTTGCAATTAGACAATCAGGAATGATGTCGTCTGGAGGAACTGCTTAAGATCTTTGAACTCTCATATTTTTCTTTCAAAGAAAATGAGAAATATCAAAGATCTTAAAAGAGAAAAAGGTGTTGCAGGAACAACAATTTTTCTTGGATTGATTGTATCGCTTTTTGTGATTGGTTTGCTTGTCATGATTTTTGCATTAATGGGTGGATCATTGAGAGATGCAAGTTATGATGCAACAAGTGTTGCTGTATCAAATGAAACAGGATTTTATATGAATGGAACAACCTATGCTGTCACTAATGCAGGTGCAAATGGTTTCACAAGTTTTGCAGTGACATCAATTGTTGATACATTTACAAATGTAACACTTTTGAGTGGAAATTATACTGTCGGAACAGCAGGAACAATTGTGAATGCAACAGCAGATGCAAATTCAACAGCAGAGCATTATGTGTCATATACTTACATTTATAATGCAGAGAATACTGCGACAGAAACAATCAATGAAACAACAGTTGCGATTTCTTCTGCCACTGACTTCTTTGATCTGTTTATTGTAATTGGTGCAATGGTCGTGTTAATTTTATTGACAGTGATCATAATCGTTGCAATTAGACAATCAGGAATGATGTCGTCTGGAGGAACTGCATAATCCAATTAATTTATTTTTTTTCTTTTTTTCTTTTTTTCTCTTATTTTCAATTAAGGTTTAGATCAGATCTTCTGAAAGAATGCAGGAGGATGGATCTGTGAAGGCCTTTTTTCTATGTATCCAAACATTTATTAAACATCCTATGTATTAGTTATGTATGGATGCAAGAACAACAGTGCAGATTGAAAAGAAAATCCTTGAGCAAATGAGAAAAAGAAAGATTTATCCTCGTGAAACTTATAATGAACAAATTAAAAGATTGATGAAACTTGAAGAGATGTTGAAAAAAAAGAGGAGTTTGCAATGAGAAGAGATAAATCACAAGAAAGTGGAAATGTTATAAGATGGTTTGAAAGTGAAAAAGCAACAGCATCTCTTGTGAAGGGCGACTTTCCAAATGAGAGAGAGTTAAGAGTATCATCAATAAAAGGATCAATAAAAGCAAGAGGAGAATTTAAAGATATTTCTAATAAAAAATTGAAAGAGCAAATCAAAAGATTGATGAGAGGGATCAAATGAACAGAAAAATAAGGATCAAACAATTGAAGAAAGAATTAAAAGAAATGGAAGATCAAGGAAAAGCAACAAAGAAGGTTGGTTTTATTGGAGGCCTTAAGAAATCTGTCGTGATCTTCGGTAAGAGTGCAAAAACAGTTGCCTCTGCAATGGGAGATGCAGGAAAGACAGTGCTACATGATCCTCTGACACAGAAAAAAAACTATCCTCAAAAAGAAACTTATGATATTAATGAAGTTTTAAGGAGATTGCCACAATGAATTTCAGAGAAAGATTTGGAAAGATGACTTGTGGAGAAATGAAAATCCACACAGAACAAAAAAGAGCAGAAGAAGATTTGTCAAAGATCTTAAGAAAACAAAGAGAATTGGAAAAAAGGAAAAAGTTGCAGGAAGAAATTAAAAAAATGTTGCAAGGGAGGTAAAATAATAACATGGGATTAACATTTAAAGAAAATGAGAGATTAAAAAAGATATTAAAAAAATTGAATAAGACAGATCAAACTATTTTAAAAAGATTGACAAAAAAATCATTTTTGAAAGAAGAAATTAAAAAAAGAAGAAAATAATAATGGCAAAGAAAAAAACAAGATCATTTGAAGAGTTAGAAAGAAAATTAAAACAAATGAAAGCAGGATCATCAGGAGAGAAAAAAGTATTAAAAGCAATTCATGATCTTGAAAACTTTGATGATGGATTGGGAGAATATTCATAATGGAAATTAAACACACACCAAGAGGATTGAAACAAGACATGAAGAGAAGATCCAAGCAGGATTGGGAAAGAGGTAGAGGTGCGAGAAGAATATCAAATCCAAGATATAAACCTGTGAAAAGGCATGACAAGAACAAGGTTTTGAGAAAACTTTATGTTTTGAGAAATAGGAAATAACCCCCAATTTTTAACAATACTTTGAAAAGATGATAATTTATAAACTTAATGCAGAGGGGTGACGCCTGTATTTCCAATGGAACTCTAATTTTCCAAAAGTAATTCTCACACAATTTGTCACTTAAAAATCATAAGAATTATTTAAAAAGAAGTAAAAACTTTGACTACCCATGAAAAGAGCAAAAAAGTTTTTACTTCTACATATACTAAAAGAAATCAAAAAAGGATCTTCTCCATCCAAAATTCTTAAGAAATTTAATATCTCTAAACAGAATTTAAATTATTATCGTCGGCAATTGGAAAAAAAAGGGTGCATAATTAAGAAAGGATATGCTGTCTGGGAATACATAAAACCCTTAATTAGTAGTAAAAAAGAAGTAAAAACTTTGACTATAAGGCACTCCAAGAAAAAAGAGATTAGAGGTCATGCTTTTATCTGGAAAATTCAATTTTATAACCCTCTTTTATGGGAAGAAATTATCAAAAATTATCACAAGAAATCTTTAAATTTTCAATTTATGAAACACAATAAACAATTCAGATTAATATTCCAAAACAGAAAGATTTGGTTAGGAAAGAAAGGAATGACTATTTATGAGGCCTTTGATTTCAGGGCAAGATCTTCTTTTCAATCAAAAGGAAAAGCAGTGTTTGAAATGGATCTATTAATAAAAAATCTTCTCAAGGAATTAAATTTGAAATTCAGACCTTACAAATTCACAACTTCAAGAGAACATTATGGAATTATGAAACATGAATTAGCAAGGCAATACAATAAAAGAAAAGAGAAGATGAAGATCATATCAGAAGATGGAGATGTCTGGATGTGGATTGATGACAGCAAAGGGTTAGGAGAATTAGAAAATAAAGATCCAACAATAAACAGGCAAGTTCAGAATTATTGGAATGATCATAAAAAACATAAATTTGAAGTTAATGCAGATTTTATTCTTAAAGGATTTAACAAGACAACAGGAATGATCAAACAGAATGCAGAGCATCTTGATTTTCATGCAAAAAATATGAGAACTCATGTTGAGGCAGTGCAGGAATTAGGAAATGCAGTGAAGATCTTATCAGAAAAAGTGGAGAAATTATAAATGAAAAAAGAATTTAAATTAATTGAGAAAAAAAGATATGCAAATATGCTAAATTCTAATTGTGAATGGGTATATCCAGAAGAAGACATCAAAGAATTTATTAGATTAGAGATAGAATTAATTAATCAATTTGCTTGTAGTCAGATTACATTATTAGAATTAAAACAAGAAAGAGAAGATTTGATAGGAGATTTGTAATGGTAAATGAGATAATATTGAGAGCAGAAACAGAACTTGTTGATAATGCAGCAAGAGAGCAACTTGAAAAGGTTTGGAGGAGGATAGATGTTTTAAATGATAGAACAAAAAATCACACCATTCAAATTAGAGAATTAGAAAAAAAGATCAAGAAATTAAAATCTCACACAAAATAAGAACATTTATAAATGCTGTTTAACTATGTTTAACTAATGAAAACAAAAACAATTGATTGGAAAAAAACAGATTTTGTGACTATTGTCGCTGTTGCAGGTTGGGTTGCTTTCTGTATTATTTTAATCATGGCATTAATTTACTTGAGATTTTATCATTAAGATCTCTGGAGAAAAAAATAAAAATGGGATTAGATGAATATACAACAATAATTGAAGAACTTGAAAGAATGGCCAATATTCATGAAAGAGTTGAAAGTGGAGATGCAAGAAGAAGTTATGCTCAATATGTTGATTTAATCGTAGAGCAAACAGATTTTAGTTTTGCAGAGAAATCAGATTTAAGACATTATTGGAGGGGTTTGATTAAAAAGAAAGGGCAAGAGGATGAGTGAGAATAATTAATGGAGGATTTGAAATGAAAAATAAAACAAAATTAAAAATATTAAATTGTTTTACATTTATATTTATTACAAGTTTTTTTACAAGTTTAGTATGGATTTGCAATCCTAATGATTTTCAAGTAAATTTAAATGTATCTCCTTTATTATTTATGTGGGGATTAGTATTTAGTTTTGTGGTTGTGAGAGAATGAAATGAAAAAAGAATTTAAATTAAGTGAGAAGAGATTTACTTCAAAATGTGGATGGGATGTTGTTCAAACTGAAGACATCAAAGAATTTATTAAATTAGAAACAGAATTGATTAATCAATTTGCTTGTGGTCAAATTACATTATTAGAATTAAAACAAGAAAGAGAAGAACTCACAGGAGATTTGAAATGAAAAAAGAAGAATTTAAATTAATTGAGAAAAGAGAAGGATTAAAATATATCCTTAAGGAATTAGGAATTAGTAATGTTATTATTGAAGTAGTTTTAACTCATATTAAACAAGTAGACAAAGAATTTATTAAGAGGTTGAAAGAGTTGAATTTTAATAAAAGAAGATTTAGGGTTATAAATGATATTGACAAACTCACAGGAGATTTGAAATGAAATTCAGTAAAGAGATGAGGATTTTAAGAAGATTAGGAAGGTGTAAATTTCGTTCAATTAAGATGATGTTATTTAAAAGAGAAATAAAGTTATTAGAAAAGAGAGTGAGGGAGATTTAAAATGAAAAAAGAATTTGATATAACAGAAAAAGATGTATGTATTGCAGAATTGAAAAAAGAATTTAAATTAAGTGATGAAGATGAACAAGATGAATTACAAGCAATATCACAAGATGAAGAAAATAAGATTTGGGAAGAGGAACAAATTAGAAAAGAGTTTAAGGGAGAAATAAAGTAATCAAAATGAAAAAAGAATTAAAAACTTTGGAAGATATTGAAAATGAATTATTGAGAACTAAAAAGGATTTTTCATTTGTTTTTGGATTTATTCAATTAAAAGCAGAAGCAATTAAACGATATATATTTTTTACAAGAAAAATGAACCAATATTCTTCTAAAAGTGATAATTGGTTTTATTTTAAAGGAAAGTGTGATGAATTAGTTGAAAACTTCAATTTAACAGAAGAGGATTTGAAATGAAAAAAGAATTTAAATTAAGTGAGAAGAGATTTACTTCAAAATGTGGATGGGATGTTGTTCAAACTGAAGACATCAAAGAATTTATTAGATTATTGAAAGAGGATATTGATATTTTAGAGGATAAATGGAGTTGGTTAATTAAACCAGATTATAAGAAAGTCCATTATAGGATTTTGACTGATTTAAAAGAAAAGATTGACAAACTCACAGGAGATTTAAAATGAGAAAAGAAATTAAGAAATGGGGAAATGGTGCAGGACTTTTCTTAAGTAATGGAGAACTTAAACTCTATGGTGCAGGAATTGGAGATGTTGTGGATCTTGGAGAAATTGTTGTGATTAAGAAAAAGAAGAAAGAAAAGAAAAAGAAGAAGATCAAGAAAAAGAAAAGTGAGAGTGTTGATGATTTCATTGGGAGATTGCCAGAATGAAAGAATTTGTTGCAAAAATTAAAAGAAAAAAAGGTTATCTTTATTTTGTAGATAAGGAAGGATCTGTTTGGTGTAAAAAATTAAATAGAGGAACAACTAAAAAAGCAAGAGAAAAAATTAAAAAGAAAAAAGAGGAGAAATATTTTTAAAATGAGAATTGAGATCACTGAAAAGAAATGCAAAAAGCACAAGTGGTTTAAAAAATATTCAGATCAGGATGTTTGTTGGAAATGTGACGCATGGAGAAAAAAAGATGAAATTTGAAAGAATTATAAAATTTGGGATGCCTTTTGACAAAAGAAATAATAATCCAAAAAAGAATTATGGGATAAGATCAATGAGCATAAGATTTATTTTGAAGAAAGGACAAAAAGCAGTTCAAATTGTGATGAACACAAAACTTTATCTCCCAGAAGTAATTGATGAATTTTATTTAAATAATAAAGATATTTTTTTGAAAAAATTTTGTGATGGAAATAGTATTATGGGATCTTGGAAAAATCCTTTTGAATGTTGGGATGTTGGGTATCATAGCAATAAACAATTTTTCAAAGGACAATCAGCAGGGGATTGTGATATATTAAAGGAAAAGAAATGCTTTTATGATGGATCTTCTTTAAGAGGTAAGGAAGATAAAATTGCAGAGCAATTTCTTGAGAAAGGAGAAGAATTTATCTGGGAATATTTAGAAAAATATTATAAGGGGATTTTTGAAAATGCAAATTGAGATCACTGAAAAGGAAAAAACTGCATTGAGCATCCTTTTAGGATTAAGACAGAAATTTGCAAGAGAAAAAAAAGATCATCAATCTTATTCTGCAAATGAACTTCACAGATTATTCTCTGAATTAATACTTAAGATAAATAAACAAGAATTAAGGTTATTGGACACAATCCATCAAATAAACACTCCTACAAGGCCGAGAGGATACATTTGGGGTGTTGTAGATGAGGCCATTGAAAGATCAAAGATCAAAAGATATGATTGGAATGGTGTTTTTGGAAAAAGTTTGACACAAGAGATCCTTTTATTGAAAAAAGATGGTTTAGGAGTTGGAAGAACATTTGAGGCCTTGTCAAAAGATGAGAGAGTTTTGAAATTCATTGAAGATCATAAAACAGAAAAGAAAAAGATCCTTGAAAATTTAAAGATCTCTGTTCATGCAAGATTTGGTGAAACTAAAACTGCACAGAAAATCATGGAGGCCAGAGAATGAGTGAGATTGATAAATTAAAGAAAGAAATTAAATTATTAAAATTAAATATGTTTTTTACATCAGCAGCAAGAACAACAATAGATGATTTTAGAAGGGGAAAATATGGGATTGGAGATAAAAAATATTTTGAAAGAGAATGGGAAAAATTAATGGAGGATGCAGAAGAATTGGCATTATTAGAAAATGAATAAATTTGTTTATTTCTTTTTATTGTTTTCAATTATTGCATCTTCTTTTTTTGCAGGATCTTTTTTTACATTTGGAGGCCAAGATCTTGAAGATTGTGAAATCTATGCAGCAGTTTATGATGAATTTCCCAATGAACATTGTGATAAAATCGTGATCAGGATGTTTGTCAATCTAATTATTTTTTTAATTGATTGGATCTTATTGATTTTCTTAACAACAAAAGGATGGAGGAAGGTAAAAGAATGAAATCAAATTATGTTGATCTCCATCAAGAAATATATAGATTGTTAGGGATGAGAGAGAGATCAGAAGTTGATGGGGCAAGAGATTGTTATGATCAATATGTTAATTTGATTATTTTAGAGGTAGATATTTCTCAATTAGAAAAAGACAGTTTATCTGATCTATGGGAGGATAAAAAATGTTGAAAGTTCTTAATCTTTATGCAGGAATTGGAGGAAATAGAAAACTTTGGAAAAATGTTGAAGTCACAGCAGTTGAGATTGATCCAGAAATTGCAAAGATATATAAAAAATTCTTTCTGGAAGATAAAGTCATTATTGGTGATGCTCACAAATATTTATTAAAACATTTCAAAGATTTTGATTTTATCTGGAGTTCCCCACCATGCCCAACACATTCAAGAACAAATAATTTTCTTCATACACAAGGAAATGTTAGATACCCTGATATGAATTTATATCAAGAGATAATCTTCTTAAAAAGTTTCTTTAAAGGAAAATGGATTGTTGAAAATGTTGTTTCTTATTATGATCCATTAATAAAACCAACTCTATTAGATAGACATTATTTCTGGAGTAATTTTATTATAACCCCATTCACTATAAAAAGAGATTTTAATATTATTAATGCAAGAGCATCAACAAGAAAAGATATGAGAGATTATGATGAATGTTTGGAAAAACATCATGGGATTTTTTTGAAACAAATAAATGCAAAAAATAAGAGATTATTATTAAGGAATTGTGTGCATCCTCCACTTGCATTGCATATATTTAAATGTGCTTTCAAAGAAAAACAAGAGGTTTTAATATAATGTTAATAATTAATATTGTAGTCGCTGTTTTATTGGCAATTGTTGTTTTATTTGATCTAAAAAACCACACAATCCCTGCATTCTTCACAACTTCAATCTTATTTGTCTTAAGCATTGTTAATTTTGCAAATATTCCTTATGGAATTATTGCCTTGATCTTTGCATGGATGATCTATGAAACAGATTTTATTGAAGGAATAGCAGATGTGAAAATGATTGTAGCAATTGGTCTGATGTGTTCAAGTTTATATGCAATAATTTCTCTTGTGATCCTTGTGACAATTTATGGTGCATTATACAAGATCATGATGAGAGTTGCATTAAAGAAAGAAGAGATCGCATTCACACTTCCTCTTTTCTTATGTTATTTAATTATGTGGATCTCTGGAGTGATTTAAATGGAAAATCCAATCAAAGTTTTAAATCTTTATGCTGGAATAGGGGGAAATAGAAAGTTATGGAAAAATGTAGATGTGACTGCAATAGAATGGGATGAAAAGATTGCTAAGATTTATCAAGATTTCTTCCCGGAAGATAAATTAATTATTTGTGATGCTCATAAATATCTTTTAGAAAACTTTGAGAAGTTTGATTTTATTTGGAGTAGTCCTCCTTGTCCAAGTCATTCTAAAATTAGAAAAGCAACTCACCAACAAAATAAACCAATTTATCCAGAGATGGATTTATATCAGCAAATATTATTCCTAAAACATTATTTTAAAGGAAAATGGATTGTTGAAAATGTTATTAGTTATTATAAACCTTTAATCAAACCTTTTGAATGTGGGAAACATTATTATTGGGGGAATTTCATAATTAATAATATTAAAATAAGAAGTAGGAAACACAATGAAACTATTGAAGAATTACAAAAATTTAAGGGTTTTGATTTAAGTAATTATTTAGGAATTGATAAGAATAAGATTTTAAGAAATTGTGTAGAGCCAGAGATTGCTTTACAAATATTTAAAATGGCTTTCAAAGACAAACAAGAGGTTTTATTTTAAATATGGATAAAATAATTCTGATTTTCTTTGGAGTTTGTGGAATATTCTTAATTGCTTTTATTCTATGGGCAAGAAAAGAAGGCCAGAAATTGAAAAAAAAGGATCATAAGAAATCAAAAGAACAAAAGATGATGGAAAAAATAAAAAGGATCAGATGAAAATGCCAATATGTAAAAATTGCAAAAATCAATTTAAGAAATCAAGACCAAACAGTGTTGAAAAATTATGTGAAAAATGTTGGTTTAAAGCGAGGAGAGGAAGAAAGAAAAGGGCAGATAGTGATAATAGATAACACACATCACTTGCAATGATGAGTTCAGGGTGCAATTCCCTGTCTGTCCATTCACCAAAACATTTATAAATAATAATTGTGTGTGAAAGATATGATCGCAAAAAAGAGTGTGAAGAAAAAGAAAGAATATGTGTGGCATTGTTATCATTGTGGAGAAATTATCAAAGGAGATGATAAAAAAGTAATTCTTTCAACTTATGATGGTCTTGAAAATATTGAAGATGCTTATTGGCATATTTCTTGTTGGAAAAATTATTTTCAAGAGAAAGTGAGAGAGGCATCAGAAAAAATGCAGACAGCAGGATCTGTCATGGAAAATATTGGAAGATCACCAAATATTCTTGGAATGCTTGGAAATTTATCAAAAATTATTCCAAAGAATTTCAGTTTTAATTTAAAAAATTTAACTGATGGAGATATTGATCCAAAAGAAATTCAGAGAGTTTTGAAAGAGTGTGGAGTTGATATAACTAAAACAAAAAAGAAAAATGACAAAAGAAAAACAAATCAAAAAAAATAAACCATCTTGTGATAAATGTAAATCTCTTTTTGGATATTCAAGAATAAAAACAAATGAATGGGTTTGCAGAGTTTGTGGTCATGTTCAAATTCTTGATAAAACAAAAAAACAAAAAAAGAAGGAGAAATAATTGAATGGCAAATGCTTTCACAGTTTCTGATCTTAATCCTCTTGGAAGTGTTGATCTTGGGCTTGGAGGAAAGTGGAATATAATCATTGCAATTTTTATTGCAGTTGTGATCCTCATTCTTCTTGGAGTTTTAGTTTGGTGGCTTATTGAAAGAAAGAAATGGAAAATCAAAATCCCTGTATATCAAAAGATTGGAAATGTTCCAACGAGAATTGCAATATTAAAAGCAAAAATTGTTCCATTTGGAAGAGCAGGTGATTGTTTATGGTATGCAAAAGGAAAAGGAATGAAGAAATGGTTGCCTCCTGCAACATTACAATCTGCACCAAATGAATATCCTCATTACATAAGAGAAGATCTTGAATGGATTAATTTTGTCATGGAAGATCTTGATGAAAGTCAAAAAAGAGCAGGTGTCAAATATATTGCAACAGACATGAAACTATCAAGATTAGCAACAGATCAACTTCTTGAGCAAAGACACATTAAAACAGGATTTCTTGAAAAGTGGGGTGTTGTGATTGGATATGTCATCTTCTTCTTGATTATAACAATTGCATTAGTGGTTTTCTTTCATCAATATTCAAAAACTGTGGAAATATTAAATGAGGTGATGAGCAAAGCAGATGCTATTTTGGAGAAGGCAGCAAAAAGCAGTGGAGGATCAGGCCTTCTTCCTGCATTAATATTATTCTCAATTAAAAAAAGGAAAAATCAAAAATGGGTGCAATCATCAGCAACATAATTGTTCCAATAATCAAAACAGTTTTCATTGGAATTGTAATCTGTTTATGGATTTATGGAATTTGGTATATGATCAAAAGTTTCATTCCAAAAACTACAAGATCATGGTTTAAATATAAGATTTTTAGAAGAAATTATAAAGAAAGTGATGTCAAATGGTGTTCAAGTGCTGTTGATAAAAAACTAAAAGATGTAGATGTGATCAAAGCCATAAGATTAAATCAAGTGTCAGAAAAGAGATTATGGGAATTAGTTTTTATTTATCGTCAAATTAGAGAATTAGAAGGAGGTAATATTAATGATGCCGAACAAATTAAAGAAAACACTCTCAAACCTATCTGAAAAAAAGAAGTTGAAGAAAGAAGTTGTTAAGACAAAAAAGAAAAAAGAAGAACTTGAAAAAGAACTTGTAGAACTTAAAGAAGATGATGAAGAAGATGAAGAAGAAGATGAAGAAGAAGATGAAGAAGAAGATGAAGAAGAAGATGAAGAAGAAGAAAAAGTTGTGACAGATCCTTCTCCAGAAGGTCAAGATCAGAAAGAAGTCCTTGAACAAGAGATTGTAAGATTAAGAGATTTTGGAATTTATCACGCAGAAGTTCTTTATCAAATGATCCAAAACAATTCAATTCAGGAAAGGATTGCAGTTGCTCTTGAAAAAATTATTAAATTAGTGGAGAAATAAGAAGATGGTTAAAAAGAAAAAGCCATCTCCTTCTCAAGATTTCTTGGAGAAGAAAGAAGTCACTGAATTACAAGATCAAAAAGATAAAGATAGACATGAGAGAAAGATGATTGAATTAAAATTTTTGAGAGAAACAAACAGATTATTTCATGAGAGAGAATTGGAAAGAGGGAGAATTAAGAGTGCAGAGATAAGAAGATCACAGGAAAGAAAAAGAGCAATGTTGGAGAAAGGATCATAAACATGGCAAAGTGCGATCACAGAAGATTAAAAAAGAATTTTCCTTTTGGTCGCAAGTCAAGGCCAGAGATGACTTGCAAAGATTGTGGAAAGATTGTTAAGTCAAAAGATGTTGAGAAAAGGAGGCAACAAAAAAAAACATGGAAAAGAAAAAAATCTATGAGATCTTAATTATTATTTTATTTCTGTGCATGATCTCTTTCATGATTTTCATTGTTCTATGGTTAAGATCAATAGGTTTTGAATGTGTGCATGATCCAATTGCTTATATCCAAAATAATTCAAATTGTTTATGTATTTGCCCTGATTTCTGATATTAGAAACATTTAAATAATATAGTCACTATAAAATAGTAAGTGGGAGAGGTGACGACCAACTACACTCCCCAATAATGATCATATGTTCATGATCATATATGATCATTTATAATTATATGCATTAATTCTCACACACAAAATAGGAACATTTAAATAGTAGTTGTTGTTGTTTATATTATGAAAATCAAATGTCCAAATTGTAAGCATGAATGGAAAAGCAAAAGCAGATTAGGTTTTGTTATTTGTGCATCTTGTGGAAAAAAAATTAAGATCAAAAATTTTAAGAAATTGAAAGGAGGTAAGAAATGATAACAAAAGCAGAGTATGAGGCAGAGATTGAAAGTTTGTCACCTTTGAAAATGGATAAATGGTTGAATGAGGCACAACCAAAAAGCGAGGAAGGATATAAGGAACAGGCAAAACTCAAAATATATACAGATAATAAAGGGAATATAGGCATCCCATCAAATTCAATTAAAGCATCAATGAGATTGGCATCTTCTGAAATTGGAAAGAAGATGGATGGAAAGAAGAACAGGCAGACAGTTAGTTCAGCAATTTTCTTTGATAAAGAGATTTATTCTTTAGGTAAGAAAAAACCTGACATGATTTGTGAGGATGTGGTCACTCGTGCAGGAACAGGGGATAAAGTAACAAGAGTTAAAACTTTCAGGCCATTAATAAAAAAATGGAAAATAAAAGTTAGGATTATTTCCTATGGTGCAACAAAAGATTTTATTGAACAATCATTAACACTTGCAGGAATAAGATTTGGGATTTTATCTCACAGGCCAGAATTTGGAAGATTTATTATTAAATCATTCAAAGAAATAAAATGATAAACAAAAATGAAATACAAGATTTAGGGTTGAAGGCAATTAAGGATTTTTTTAAAGTAGATCCAAATAAATTTGATAGAAATTTCCTTAAGGTGTTGCATGATAAAGCAAAGATTGGGATGCAATTTGAAAAGGAAATGGGGATTGGAAAAAGAGCAGTTGAAAGCACTTATTTGAGAGTGTTTAATATGATAACAACTGATCCAAAAGAGAAAGCAAAATATATCAAAAAGTCAATGCCACATTATATCCCAATAAAATAAAGGATAGTTTTTTAAATTATTTTTCCTTTATTTTTCATATTCAAAGATTAGGTAGGGTTAAGTGGGGTACGGTTTGGTCTTGTGGGGTCTGGTTCGGTAAGGTAAGGTCAGGGATCATTTTCATATTCAATCAGGTAAGATATGGCATTGTAATGTAGGGCATTTTAGGGTGATGTCAGGTGAGGCAAAGTCTGGTTCGGTAAGGATTATATTAAATATTCAATAGGTTCAGGTTCGGTAGGGTGCGGCACAGTCAGGTCTGGTTTGGTGAGGTCTGGTGAAGTTCAATTTTCGGCAATCCAGATTTTATATTCATCTTCTTGATCAAGAAGAATATATTTTTGAGTTGTTGAAATTGTTGAATGGCCTAATCTAATTCTAACATTTTCAATCCCAAGACCATTATTAATCCAAATTGTTGCTCTCCTTCTTCTTAAGTCATGAGGAGTGAATTTATAACTGCAAGTTTTTCCTCTTGCATCTGCAAAGATTTTATTCCATGTTCTTTGCTTTGTGAAAAACAATGTTTTTTCACCCTCTAATTTATGTCTATTTTTAAGGATGAATTTTTTTAATCTTTTCATTGTTATCGGAGGCACGATTACAATTCTCTCTTTTGCTTTTGAAAAAACTTTAAGTTTGCAATGTTTCCCTTCTTTCCATTCATCCCAATAAAAATCATCTGCTTTAATTGAAGTGACCTCACTTCTTCTCAATGCACATTGATCAGTGAGATCAAACATCAAAACATATTTATATGGTTTTTTTTTCAAGATCCATCTTCTTATTTTTAAGGCCTCTTGATCAGACATCAATTTTCTCTGTTTGATTTTCTTTCTTCCTTTTGCTTTTGGCACATGAAACTTAATGTCAGGATTATTCTCTCTACAATATTCTTTTAAGTTTGTGAGGAAGGCACTTGTGATGAATGTTGGATGCCTTTTGACAAATCTATTAATATATTTTTGATCACTTCCTCTGTGATCTTTCTTCATCTCTCTAATGAAAAGATTATAATGGATCATATAAGAATTAATAGTGTTCTCACTCAACCTTCTGGCCTGTAACCAATCTTTAAATCCCTCTCTCAATTTTATTCCTCCTGTATTTTTTTATCGTGCCTTAAAGACACCTTTAGAGCATATAGTCTAATCTTTGTGATATTTATCCTTTATCCTTAAACCTATTAATTATCTTGCTTATTGTGTCACTACTCTCTCCAGATAATTTTTTATCCCAATAATACTTGCTTAATCTGTGATCTTTGCCTTGCTTTTTCAATTCATTCATGAGAGTTCTCTTAAAACTTTCAACATTCTTTCCATGTGCAACTGCAAATCCTTCAAGATAAATATGATTTCGGATCTTCCCTTCTTTTAACATAGCCAATGCACTTTTCACAGGATCTTGATCATCAACATCATCCTCAATTCCCATCTGCTCTCTTGCAACAACATTTCTTTTTGTGTCTTTAACATCTTGATAGATCATCTCTTGCTTTTCTGTTAATGGAGGAAATCTTAAGAGGCCTCTGAATGTTGTTAATCTTGAATATTGTGGCCTCTGGATGCCCTTCTTCAACCACTCTCTTTCAATCTTTTCATTCACTGCCTGATCCCATCTGTCTTTTGCATAGATTGTTCTGTTCGGTGTTTGCACAATTGCCATCCCTCTCCTGACAACTGTCAATCTAATCTTCATTAAATTCTTCACTTGATTATCAAGGTTTTGAAACTGTGGCACACAAGCAATAAACAAATTACAATGATCCCTGTTCATGTTAATCATCTTAATAAGATCCTTCTGATCCTCATCATAGAAGTCACGATTGAAAGTCACATTAATCATCTCATCTGCAATCCCAGATCTTTTCCATTTGTGAAAGAATTTGATCACCTCTGTCCTTTGATACAATAAACATTTCTTTGCAGAAAACTTATATCCATCAACTCCTCTCCTCTGCATTTCTCTTGCAACACCCCTTGTCAAATGATAAGCAAGTGTTGATTTTCCAAGACCTCTGTTTCCTTCAATAGCAATGCAGCAATCAAATTTATTAAGAAGAATATCACAGATCATGAAGGTCATCTTTTTTAAACTCCATTGAAGAATAACTCCCATTATTTTTCACCCTCCCTCTATGATGTCTTTCATTATTTTCTCCAGATCAATTTCATCACTTGTTCTGAAAATCAAACCTGCATTATTGATTGGCACATTCACATCATCTTTTATTTTCCTTAAATTATTTAAACAGATATTAAAATGTTCTTCATTAATTATGATTGCAGTTTCTTTTGTCAAATGATTTTCTTCAAAGGCCACAATCCCATCAAGATATTTTTCAATAAGATTAATCTTAATTAAATAAAGTTCAATGTGCAATTTATCTTCTTTCTTCAATGCAAACTTAACATTCCCAAGAAGTTTCTTTAAAGTGGTAACAATTCTTCTCAAGGCCTGTTCTCTCTTTTGTGCAATTTGATTGGCATCCATATAATCAAGATCTCCCATTTCTTCTGCACCATAAGTTGCAATATCCTCATAACTATC